GAGTTAACAGGCTATACACCCTATAAGGTACGCACAAGGTTAGCTAAGGCTGATGAGGAAATGATTGAGATTGTAGAAGCTTTCTATCGTAAGAAAATAGAAGAATTAAAAAACCAAATTTATGATTTTACCGAATAAACTAAACTATTACATTATGCCAGGAGTAGTAAACATCGAGCAACCAGATAGAGAAGTTATCATTCAGTTTATCTGTAAAGAAATGAATGTAAGATACAAGGATGCCTTGTCTAAAGATAGATCACGCATTCTAGTACTTACTAGGAATATGTGCTATGCCATCTTAAAAACCTATGTAGGGGCCACAGTAACCTCAATAGGCAGGTTATTTTTTCGTGACCATACAACTGTCCTACACGGACTACGAATGCACCAACAAGACTTAAGAACTAATGATATCTATGCAGAGCAATTTGATGAAATTAGATTCTTACTTAAACTTAATTTACCAACCAAAAAACACCTAAAGTATGCTAAGTCAATTCGCACAATGGGATGATTCTGAAAAGCGATTATTCATCGCTAAGATTATCCACCAAATTAATTATTCACAAGCTAATCTTGAGCTAATGGAATCAATCTTGTCTATATGGCAAAAATATCCAACAAGACAGGCTTATTATTATCAAGAAACACAAACAAAAAATCTAAACTATGGAATTGCAAACAACTAGTCCTTCGTATGAGTTAATCAACAAGGACTCAATGCTACAATTAGCATCAGAATTATCTAAGCTTATAAAAGAGAAAGGCTTATCATCTAACATTCAAGGCAAACAATTTGTAAACGTGGAAGGATGGCAATTTGCTGGAGCTTCACTAGGATTGATGCCAATTATTACATCTACTCAAGACTTATCAAATGAAACTACTATCAAATATATGGCGACTTGTGAAGTTCGCAATATTACTACTGGTTCTGTTGTTGCTGTCGGTATTGCTTTATGTACCAATGCCGAAAAAACTAAGCGTTACTTTGATGAATACGCTATTCTCTCTATGGCTCAAACTAGGGCTATTGGTAAAGCGTATCGTAATTTGTTAGCTTGGTTAATGAAAGCTGCTGGATTTGAAGCTACACCTGCTGAAGAGATGGATTTTGCAGATGCGAAAGCAGATGCTAGGGCTAAAGAGGAGCCCAAAAAACCTGTCGTACAAGAGGTAGAAGTAGAAGAGATGGCAGAGGTAGAAATTGATAGAGTAGAATTAATCAAGCAAATTACTGACTGCACAAAAAATAAGGAGCTAGTAGATTTATATTATGGATACAAGCAATACATAGATGGCGACCAAGCTTTACTTATGTTGCTTAAGTCTAAAAAAGAATCATTCACATCTAAAACAAAAAAGTAATGAGTACAGAAATATTTTTACCTAAGGTAGAATTGTCTACCTATGAGCCGAGTAAGTTTAACAATGACTTAATTAAGACAACTATTGTAGAGCACTATAAAGAAACAGGAGATAGCCCACTTGAAACATTAGTTCGTATGGATGCTATTGCACAACTATTCGATGGTGTTCGTGGTGAGCTTAGAGAGTTAGTAGTAGATGAGTTAGCTAAGTATCCTGGTGGTAAGGCTGATGTCTTAGGTAGCGAGGTTACTAAGATTGAATCAGGAGTTAAGTATATCTATGACCAAGATTATGCTTGGACTAAACTTAATAACGAAGTAGAGTCACTTAAGTATGCTCTTAAAGAAAGAGAGAAGATGCTAAGGACTATTAACACACCTATGGTTGATCCTGAGACTGGCGAGATGGTACATCCAGCACCTAGAGTATCTACAACAACATTTAAAATATCTTTAAAGAAATAACAATGAAAGCAACACTAGGGATGTTAAAATTCTTTTTTATTGCAGTACCAGTTTTTATTGTTGTCTATTGTGGTGCAATGGCAGCTATAGAGATTAAAGAATATTTAAGAAAATGATTTACCAATTAAAAAACACAATAGATGTTCACACTCCTCTTGGGTACGGAAAAGCAATCGCCTGGATCGATTACGGATCAGATACAAACACAGTTTGGAAAGTCGTACTATACGACACAGGTATGGTTAGGAACTTTTATGACGATGACATTCTCGTATATCCCAACGCAATGGATGGAGGAGAAATCGATGAAGAGTTCTTCGTCAAAAGAGAGTTTAAGTATAATAATAAACAATTTATAAAAGGGCTAAAAAACCATTTTAAACCATATGAGTCAAGAGATAAAGGGGATGGAGAATAATATACCAGTTAGAATGGTGTTTATAGACAACAAGGAAGAGATTCATTTCAAATCCATAGCAGCAGCTAGCAGGAAGTCTAAAGTGACAGCACAGAGCATCAGAGAATCATTAAACCCTATTGCTAGAAAGAAGTTTATGGTCAAGCACTTAGATAAAGAGAGAGTAGTGGCTTTTAGGATACTATCTAAATAATCTTATATTTGTGGCGAGTGTCGGATACTCATTAAGAATTTATTGCCCTTGATATGAACCCCCAATCCGACTGGGGGGAATTTGATGGGGCTTTTTTTATTTATGAACAGAGATTTTAAAGGTGTATGGATTCCTAAAGAGGTTTGGTTAGATGAAAAACTTTCTTGGATGGAAAAACTTTTCTTAGTAGAGATTGATTCTTTAGATGCAGAGAAAGGTTGCTTTGCAAGTAACAGTTATTTTGGTGTATTTTTTCAGTTAAGTAACTCAAGAGTTAGTGAAATTATATCTCAGTTGGTTGAGAAGGGATATGTAACTACCTTTCTTGTTTACGAAGGGAAGCAAGTAAAACAGAGGATTTTAACACCAACAATACCTATTCGGAAAGTCGAAGGAGGTATTCGGAATACCGAAGGGGGGTATTCGGAAAAGGCGAAGGATAATAATACATTGATTAATAATACAACTATAATAAATAATAAACTATATAACGAAAAGGAAGCTTTTGTAAATAGAGTTAATGATTTTAAGGATAAACTTGGTAACCAATACCAATCTTTTTTAGACTATTGGACTGAAGCAGATGCTAAAGGCAAGATGAGATACCAAGACCAAAAATTCTTTGACATAGCTAGAAGAGTAGGTACCTGGATTAAGAATAGTAAAAACTTTGAACCTAACACACAAACTAAAATAAAATTAAAATGACACCAAAAGAAAAAGCACTACAACTAATTACAAGATTTCAACATCCTTTATCAGAGAAATCTGATACTGATTGTTTGCATATAGAAGTAGCTAAAGAATGTGCATTAATTGCAGTAGATGAGATTTTAAGTGTAGTATGGTATGTACCTGTTGATATAGAATATTGGCAAGAAGTTAAACAAGAAATAGAAAAATTATAATATGGATGTTATAAATCTTCCTAAAAACCTAGAGATAGAAGAAAATATACTAGGCTCAATCTTGCTAGATAAAAATGCTTTGCCTTTTGTAGTAAACTATCTAACAGAAGATATTTTCTACGATTTAAGACACCAACTTATTTTTAGAACTATAAAGCAGATGTATGATAAGAACATACAAATAGACTTAAGTACTGTGTTCCAAAGACTTATAGATAATAAACATTCAGAAGAGGTAGGTGCCCTATACCTTTCTAAATTAACTAATAATGTAGTATCTACTGCTCACCTAAACACTCACATAGAGGTAGTAATAGAATTATACAAGCGTAGAAAGTTAGCAACCCTGGGTAGGTTAATGGAGGTAGCAGCCTATGATGGTGGTGAATCCACAGATGATACCCTAGCTACGTTTGGTAAACAAATTTTAGGACTGCAAGAGTTTGGTAATATATACGAAAAGACTATAGACCAAATCATTTTACAGCTAATTAACAATAGAGATGCTGCTAGAGAGGGGGAGCTGCTAGGCATAAACACAGGTTTTATAGAGCTTAATAACACCCTTTGTGGATGGGTAGACCCTGACTTTGTTATCATAGCTGCTAGACCTGGAATGGGTAAGACTGCCTTTATGCTTTCTAGTATCTACCACATAGCAATCCAAGGAGGCATCCCTACGGCCATTTTTAGCCTCGAAATGAGCTCCAATCAGCTAGTTGAAAGGTTAGAGTCAATTAGCTCAGAACTACCCTTAAAACGCCTTAGAATGAATTTACTGACAGATAACGAAAAGGCCCACCTTTTACGAACTGACGACAAGATACTTACTTCCCCCATCTACATAGAGGATATGGGCGGTATTAGTGTAACCCAGCTACGAGCCAAAGCAACTATTCTTAAACAGAAGTATGGCATAAAGATTATCTTTATCGATTACCTTCAACTTATGAGTGGTACTGGCAAGTCAAACCAAAACCGAGAGCAAGAGGTATCCTACATTAGTAGGAGCCTAAAAGCACTTGCCAAAGAGCTGGAAGTACCTATTATCGCCCTATCCCAATTATCACGCAGAGTAGAAGAACGAGGAGATAAGATGCCTCAGTTATCTGACCTTAGAGAATCAGGATCAATAGAACAAGATGCTGATGCTGTGATTATGCTAATGCGACCAGGTTACTACGAACAAACTGAGTCAGTAGAGATTGGTGGTAGAGAATATGCACCTAATGATTTAGTAGTTTGTAAGGTGGAGAAAAATAGACACGGAGCTACAAAAAACCTAGCATTAAGATTTTTACCTGAAACAATGACCTTCCAAGATTATGTCCAAGGGCTATAGAAATAGACGAAAGTTTGAGATAGAAGCTGCTAAGGCTGTAGATGGTACTTACCAAGCCATAAGAATATTTGCTAAGAGTACAAAGGTTTTAGTTATACACCAAACAGAAGCCTTAAAGAAGGGTTATTTTTTGCTAGAGTATGAGAATGATGGTCAGCCTAGTGGTATAGCAGATGAAAGAGTTGAGTTCTTTGCATTTAACTTAGACCTAAGAGATAGAATAGTTTTTATACGAGCAGAGTTTTTACGAGTAAAGGCTAGAAGATATTGGAGAATAGGTGAGATAAAAGTCAAGGATAAAATAAAATATGTCAAGATGCCAACGACAGAACTTATACGCTGGTATTAATGTATATTAATAATATATTGTAATTTTGGTAATGGCATACCAATCAGCAAGTGAATTAACAAAGATGATGTTAGAGTTCTTAAAGGATGGTGGTAACGAAGTATGGAGGAATAATAACCTAGCAGTTAGAGGCAGGGCCTTCATTGGTAGAAAAGGAGTTCCTGACATTATTGGTTACAATAAGAAGTATGGTTACTTTGTATGTTGTGAGATTAAAGCTATTGGAGATAGAATGTCATCGGATCAGATGGTATTCTTAGAAGAGCTATCAATGGCAGGAGGAACTGCAATGCTTTGTCAACAGGTTAGGGATGAAACAATACAAGTAAAAATCTATAAAGATGGCGAAAACGAAGACTGGAGATTCGAAAAAGGTGAGCTTCGGAAGTAGAAAACGAGGTTCAGCTAAGAAATCATTTAATAAACATAGCCCAAAGCCGAAGGTTTACCGAGGTCAAGGCCGTTAAAACAAAACAAAATGGAAGATTTAGAATTAGAAAACAAGGAATTGAAAGTGGCTAAAACAGTGAAGAAAAACAAAGATGTTTTCTCACAGGAAACTTTTGACTTTTTACACCAAGTCTTAATTGACTTTGCAATAGATATGAAACATAGGCCTAAGCTAAAAGAAATATTAGCAGCTACAAAGCCTGAATCAAAGAGCAATAGTATTTAATAAATAAAACAAAAAACAATGGCAGTAACTAAAGAGAAGATTTTCCTAGGAAGGTCTTTCACAATGAAGACAGCATTTGGGGAGTTTAAGAAAGTATCTTTCGGCCCTGATGATTTAAAGAAAATGAATGACTTCGCAGCAACTAATAATGGTTGGGCTAACATTCTTATTAAAAACAAAAAGGATGCTAAACCAGGTGAAGCAGGTTTCTATATCGAGCTAGATACTTGGGTAGCTGACGGTAAGCCAAAAAAGGATTTACCATTCTAAATTATTCTT